TGTCGTAATCAAAGACTCGTGCACCTTTTGATTGAATCACAAAGTACAATTCTTTCACTGGATTTGTAAAACTTAAGTTGAATTTCGCGGTATTTTGACCCACTGGAACCACAAAATTTTGTTGTTGATTTTGTGTGATGAGATAGTCTACTGGAGTTTTTTTGAATTTTATTTTTTCAACATCATCTAAAAACACCATTTCACATTGGAGGTTTATACTCTTAAATACAATAGGTTGTGTCAGTGTGGGTAAATTACCATCATATGTGTCCACGACCAAATCTTCATACTTTCTGAATGTAATCTCAATATCCACCTCTTGTAAATCACAAATGGCACACAATGGTAAAGCGAGCTCTGGTTCTCTGTAATTATAAAATGGAATGTCCACGTAAAAATCTACATCATCGGTTGATGTCCCCAAATGACCTATGATTGTTTTATCAGACGCCTTTGTTCCAGCTGTGCGATATGGATATTTCCCGGTGAGTTGATACAATGCATTTTGTTTTGTTTGTGTGAAATAATGTTCACTGTACACTTGTAACCAATCCGATGTCACTCTTTGTATTATCTGGTCACCGACGATGAGGTCGATGTGTTCAATCACGGCATGTCCCACGGAATCTATGTATCCCACGTTAGATGATAATTGATTGATACCTGGAAGTGTAAACTGGAGACTCACTGTTTTTAATAAATCCCCAGCATTCGCGGGAATACTGTATCGCACCGTCTTCCCAAAATCAACGACACCACCAGGTTCAATGTTTACAAATTCGACACTGTAATTTGAATGTTTTCTAAAATTCTCCTTGAAGAGGGTGTACTCTGGATTCAAAGTGAAAAACTGGTCCTGAGGCCCTGTGGTGGCCAATTGAATACGTCCAGCCATTCCTATAATACTGGTAGATTAATATCTTAAACCAGCTAACCCATATTCAAATCGGAGGACGTTATAATTTTCTACGTACACGCGAACGTTATTATCATATCCTGAATACAATGGTATTATTTCAATGTCGAGTATTTTATGAATGATGCGTGACATGTTCACTTGACCTGTGGGGTAATATCTCTCTGGATGTAGGGACCATGAATACATGGCAAAGTCTGATTTGATTATATACGGTAATAAGTGATTGGTATCTCTGTTCAAATATAAAGCCTCTTTGGAAATCACTGGAGAGTTCACGTGATGTTTTAAAGATTGTTCAAATGTCAAAAATTTATTATTTTGATTGAAGACTTCTTTTTCATTAAATCGAAGTCGAAGATTTTTTATTGTATTGAAATCTGTGGGAATGTTTTGAGTTTTTGAATATTCATTTTGTGACACCACATACATTTGTTTCACGGGATGTTTAAATTGTAACATGACAGATTTTGTATTAAATCCATCCTTCATCACAAACTGTGACAACTGCAACTGTGTGATGACGTATTCCACTGGACGAGTTCGTAAAAAATTCACCTCATCTTGGGTGATAAAGACAAAATCAGTGTCCAATGAAATGTTACGAATAGATGCCGACACCCCCACCGGGGCACCGAGGAAAATCATCTCAGATAGGGGACGAAGCTTTAACCGAACTTCCACCATCTGTTTCGTCAAACAACACACCGGAATGGCCAACTCCGGGTGTCTGTAGTTGTAAAAGGGGAGGTCTACGAAATATGTATTGTTCCCACTGTATCGTAGAAAGTCCCCATGCCCGGAAAGGAAATATGCCGTCTGTGCGACGTCGTCGTCGTTGTTTGATAGCTGCTGACGCATATAGATGTATTCACCCGTGATACGCTGAACAGTTTGACCACCGATGATGAGGTCGGCCCACTCTATCAGGTGCGAACACACGGACGGTGGCCAGTATACATCGTTGATGCTTTCACTTTCATCTGGTTGTGGGTCCGACAATGTAATCTTCAACGTTAACGTTCGAATGAGGTCCCCTTTATTATGTGGAATTCTACAGGACACCTCTTGCCCGAAATCAAATGTGCCATCGAAAGGGGTTTCCACCCGTTCTTGAGCAAATTTTGTATGCCTTTTGAAATTCATCAGGAAATGACTGAAGGTGGGCTGTCCTGTGCACCAGGTATCGGCCACCCCCGTCGCCGCTAATTTCAACGACATCTCTGATATAAGTGAGTAAAATTTTAATAAACAAAAAATGTGCGTTCTAGTAGATATGAATCTTCAGTTGAAGAAGTTCAAACCCGAGACGATGGGTGATGATAAAGTCTGTGTATTCATCGGAAAAAGAGGTACGGGTAAATCAACATTAGTTGCAGATATTCTGTATTATAAAAAACACATCCCAGCAGGACTCGTTCTTTCTGGCACAGAGGAAGGGAATCATTATTACAGTAAACATGTCCCAGACTTGTTTATTTATGGTGACTACGATAAAGAAGCCATAGAAAGGGCTATAGAGCGTCAAAGGAAGCTCGTCAGTGCTGGAAAACAGAATTGTGGATGTTTCCTCTTGTTGGATGATTGTATGTATGACAATAAATTTTTGAAAGATACATGTATTCGTCAATGTTTCATGAATGGTCGACACTGGAAAATCTTTTTTATGCTTACTATGCAGTATTGTATGGACCTACCACCCGCATTGCGAGCAAATGTAGACTATATTTTTATTTTACGCGAGAACATTATACAAAACCGAGAAAAGCTCTATAAATCGTTTTTTGGTATATTCCCATCTTTTGATATGTTTAACAAGGTGATGGACGCATGTACAGAAAACTATGAGTGTTTAGTTCTAGATAACACAGTTAAATCAAATAGAATTCAGGATTGTGTTTTTTGGTATAAGGCGAACATCAGGAAGAATTTTAGAGTTGGTGCCCCTGAACTATGGGCCGTGCATAAGAAAATGTACAACCCAAAACACATGGAACAACGCCAGGGGGACCCGAAAAAAATGAATAAGAAAACTGCGCTTACTGTGGTCAAAAAGAAATGAGACACTATTTTAGAATATGTCCAGTGACCCAGTGATTACGACATACAATCTCGCAGATTCTGGAGAAGGCATGGTGAGTTTGAAACAAGAACAACCGTCGGTAGCGTTTGTCGCACCTGAAAAAAATGTAAGTAATAAACAACAACAAACACCAGAGATGGACTCGACTTCTATCGCTGACCTCATGGAACCCGAAGCGCAACAACAACAGATGATGCCCCCTGCTGCCGACCCCAGGGTGCAAGGTGTCATGCCGCAAATGGTCGCCCCGCAAGCCGGTGGGCCCACGGGCTTCGCGCAACCGGTGGTGCAAGAACAACAGCAAAAGGCGGAATCGAAGAACCCGCTCAACTTGACGGATGAACAAATGACTGCCCTGTTCGTCGCCACCTGCGCTGCCCTGGCGGTGAGCAAGCCTGTTCAAGATAAACTCGTAACCTCTGTTCCTAGGTTCCTTAACGAACAAGGGAGCAGAAGTGCTGTGGGTTTGGCGGCTACTGGTGCCGTCGCTGCCGTTATCTTTTATTTCGGCAAAAACTATGTGATTAATCCGTAGCTTCCCACAGATTACTATAGATGGAGCGGTCAAGACCAACGTAGTAGGTCAAGAGCGCACCCGCGGCGAAAGTCGTCGCCACTAAAATACTCACTCTCAGTGTTTTATTGGTGTCCTTTCCATACTCATCCATTTCCTCCTTGGATTCTTTGAAATATTGATGCAACACGTAGGTGAGAATAGCCCCAATCGCCGTTGCGGAGAAGAAGAAGCTTCTGTCCACGGCGAGACGAGGAACGCGGTTGACAATCATACGAAGCGCATTCGGCACGATAAGGGTCAGAAGCAGCAGGCGGTACTCATACTTTTCAACGAAGACGGGGGCAACGGTGAGGAGGTGCACAGCCGTCCAATAGCCAATGGCTAACATCACATCATTCACGGGCGTCTTTGACATATATTACTAGACACATAAAATATTTTACCTGTCCTGAACATCTTTACCACAAAACTTTGTCTTTTCAGGAATCTTTTCATAAATACCAATCTGAATAGCAATGTCTCTGAGTTTCATGTAATTCTCCCAGTATTCATCACTGTGGTCGTACTCTGGAACAGTGCAATGGGCGAGCTCATGTAACAGAATGTGGAAAATTTCATTTACTTCACCATCTAAACACACACCCAGCTCAAAACCCTTATTCACGTTGAAACCAAGGGAACCATCCCACATCCTGTAATACGCGGTGATGGGGATGGGGTCGTGGAGCATCGGGTAGTCTCCAGTTTCTTTCAGGTGTTCTCGAAGGCTATTGTATTTTTCACGCACGGCAAGGAGTTCGGGGGGTTCGTGGGTTGTCCTGAAAAGATATATGTTCACAAGAATTACTACAATCCAAAGTATCATCTTTTATTTATTATAATAGGTGAATATAAATTTAGAATACATTTGTGTCACTTCATGACCTTTCAATGGTTCCCAATGCACGAGATGGAACCCATAGTTTTCTAACACTGTCACCAACCTGTCCTTGTACGCCACTGGTTCTGACTTGGCACCATCTTCATAGTATGGGGTGTCGGCGAGGTTGACAAATAACTTTTCACCATACCCACCTTGTGGCGTCGCTTTCATGATGAAAAAGTTTCCAAGAGCGTCTTGATAGGGGGTGCGCATAATCACCGTCTCTGAGTCTGGGATGATACCAGCCAACGTTCCACCATGTTTCATTCTTTTTTTTATTTCCTTGACACTTTCATGAAATAGTTTTTCAGATGCAAAAATATAATGTAAACTGAAATTGTAACATATAATGTCATAGGTTCTGTTTTTAGGACACCCCCTAATGTCACCTTCATAAAAGTTCACACCCATCTTCAACCCCTCGGCACGACGCTTCGCCTCTTGTAAAGCCGTTGAACATGGGTCACACATGCTCAAGTTGCGCACACCCGCATGTTTCCATTTTTGGAGGTCCCCGCCAAAACCACACCCCACGTCAAGAACTGTCGGGTTTTCTTTTCCTATTGTAATTGCCTCTATTATTTCTCGCTTAAAGAGGTTATGCGTTTTTCTTATGTCCTCCATTGGTGGGCACCCACGTATTCATCTAATAAATGAGTACTAGTTTTAAGCTCTTGTAGTGTAGTGGTCATCACTGTGGACTTTGAATCCATCAACCCTGGTTCAAATCCAGGCAGGAGCTCCACGCTTCAGTAGCTCAGTTGGTAGAGCGCGGCACTTGTAATGCCGAGGTCAGGGGTTCAAACCCTCTCTGAAGTACGTTGCCCAATTAGCTCAGTCGGTAGAGCGCACGCCTTTTAAGCGTGTGGTCGTGGGTTCGAACCCCACATTGGGTATTTCTATATTTATTGGAGGTGCGTTCTGTATCTCGACCTCATAGACACCATCTTTCTCGGTCGGTCGCGCTATGACGATGCGACACTCCCGGGCGGTGACATGTCTATGCGGTGGAGGAGCCAGCGTCGGTTTACATAAAAAGAGCATCATACAATTTACTCAAGAAAAAAAGGATACTTATGTACCCACAAGTTGCACACCCACTTTTCCCCACGTGTCACAGGTTTCCCGCCGTGATAGGCTTTGCTCGTCATGAATTCATAGTTGTCCAGGTTTTCAAATAAAAGACCATCACCAGTGCGTAACTTGTATTCACTTTTCAAACGAGGGAATGCCGTCTCCCCCCCCTCATATTCGTCATTCAATGCTAAGATGAAAGTATACATCCTAGGATTGGACTCTGGGTTGTCACTGAACGCATCAAAGTGCGGCTTATAGAACCCCCCAGGTCGGTAACGCAACACCTGCAACTTTTCACAATTTTGAAGGGGGCGGTCGACGTGTTCCAAACAGCGCTCCATGATGCGACGCACCACGGGGTCTTCCATCCCGAGCCACGCCGTCTCACTTTGCCTGATGTTCTTGTTCACTTGGTAATTACCACCGACGGTGGATGGCCTGAAACGTGGAAGAGCTTGTTTTTTGATGTGGTCACACTCTTCACGGGAAAGCATCTGTGGCAACATCACCGGTCGTTGATAGGTGGGCATGAGAAAAAATACGAAAAGTATGAGAGCCAATACAAGTATCATTACAATAAAACTATATTTTTTCTATGAAATATGGAGTTACACATACATACCTTTTGTGTATTGACTTGATTATTTCGTTTGTGTACTGTATCAAAGGTTCTATGATGGCTCGCACGTCTTCAAATGTTTTACCCAACATGTACTGTCGCAATTCATCTGAACACGTATCAAAAAACATTTGAAATATGTGCGCCACCTCTTGTGATTTTGCGTTTTGTTTATCCCTTCTTTGTAATTCACACCGAAATTCAGCTTCAGATATTTCATTCATCATGTACCGAATGCGAATGTATCGAGTGTCAGTCGCCTCCCGCCAACGCCAGTTCAGTTCACTTTCTATGCGAACTAGTGTCATGCGAAGTTGGAGCGCCTCGTAACATAGTGGATTGTATTCTCGTAGTTCACGGTACGATGGTAACCCGCCGCATGGGATATCTCCATGTTCTCTATTCATCACCTTGTTATTTTGCCGTCTCTGAAACTCTATGTAATGTGGGTTGTGAATACGCCCCAACTCTATGACCCCGTTGCGCCAATCAAACGCTGTGTGACACGACGGACACCACATCTGCGAACATCCAGATAATTTTTGAATCATCTCACCACACTTAGGGCATGGTTTTGTATCCCTCTTCAGCAGCTCCATCGTCTTCACCGCATCTGGGTTACACGTGTGGCCTTCACCATCAATCAACTCGTTGCATGATTCACAAAAAGTGTGTCTACATATCCCACAATACCAGGTGTCATCTAAAAAACCCTTACACTCTTCGGTTGGACATTTACGTACGAAACGTCTGTCTTCATCTCGGACGTCATGCCCTGTCCTGAGTTCTTCATATTCTAATAGGTGATTTGTGTACATTTCATGAAATGCCAATAGGTCGGGATGTCGCTGGAAATGTGAATCATCGCGCACAGGGATTGGGACTTGGTAATGATGGTACAGTTGTATCAACTCCATCCGCAATCGCTGAATCGTCACCCGAAGGTCGCGCATCTTTAAAATTCGCTCCACTTCGGGCTGTGTCTCTGGGAACAGGGCCTTTTCTCTTTCAAACAGCACGAACTCCCTATGTCGACGAAGGTCAGTGTTTCGAAACTTTATCGTACACCACGTGTCCACAAACTGCCTGTCCCACCGAGCCCTACATCCCATGCAGTGTGCATCTTCTGTCGTGGAAAGAAGATACTTTTGACAACATGTTCGACATGCACCTAAATCACAGAAAGAGCAGGAAACCTTTTTGTGATTTGTTTTATTAAATTTGTTACAACACACATCACATGACATACTTACCTTTTTAATTGGTCAAAAACTTTAACTTTATCCAGTCCCTGTCCGACCTGAAAATACTGGACAAGCGGGGTTTACTATTCTTGAAAAAAATCATCAACGCATTGAGACGTCGAAACAACCCTAGAGGGCGTTCACCAGCTTTGATGGCTCGAGATAACGCCCTGTGCCTCGCCAACTTGGACATCTTCTTCACATCTTTGTAGCCAAAAGTAGCCAGAGACACATTTTGGCGCAACGGTATGCGCACCGCCGGTCTGTTTATGTTGTTCATTTATTTACTTTACTTTGAGATAATTTCTGTGCACTGTTCCAAATTGTGTCTACGCTTGATTGGTTTTTTGCGTTTCTAACTTTATTTTGATATTGTTTTTTTTCATTATTTGTTAAGCCTTTCAATTCACGAATTTTCGATAAAAATTCGAATCTTTTTCTTGCTAATCCCACATTCGTAAAATTTTCACGTGCCGCGTAAAAAGTTTCATTCGGTTCCTGTTTCGGTTCCGATTCCGATTCCGATTTCTGTCTCTTTGTTTTTGTTTTTTTGATAGGAACGGTCTCGGGCAATTTTCTTCGTTTTGACGCGTTTTTTTGCATTTCTGGACGGCGAACTCTTAAGGTGTCGGCTGCTCTTGTTGTTGTTTTTTGTTGTGTGTTTTCATCATTTGCGGTTACATATCCTTCATTTGTGGTTTGTCGTTTGATTCCTGGTTTCGAGTTGTATTTTTTTCGTGCACCAGTTAAAATCA